AAAAACATGTCCGAGAGGATACTTCTTTTATAAATATCTGTATAATAACACATTCTTAGACTAGGACAACGAATATGGCAACACAAAACACATTTGTAGTAGAGTATGGGATTACCGTTGGCACAACCGAAATTATATCATCATCTGGAAAACTTGCAGCTGCAGCGATTTCAGAATTAGATACTGATAATCTTTCAGAAGGTTCAACAAATCAATACTTTACTAACGCAAGAGCTAGAACAGCTATTTCACTTGCATCAGGCGAAACAAATCTAAGTTATAACTCATCAAGTGGTGAACTCAGTTTACCAGGTGTTAACGGAGGGTCATTCTAATGGCAGGCGAAAAGAATTTTAATATTAAAAATGGTCTATCCGTTGGTGGTGTAGAAGTTATAACTAGTGCTGGTGCTTTAACAGGTACTGCAATTGTAGAATCAATTGACGATAGAGTTAATGCTCTATTAGTGGCAGGAACAGGAATCACATTAACATATGATGATGCCGCTGGAAGTTTAACAGTATCAGGACAACAAGGTGATATCACAGGTATCGTTGCAGGTGCTGGTCTTACTGGTGATGCAACTTCAGGTGATGCAACATTAGCAGTTGGTGCTGGAACAGGTATGACTGTAAATGCAAATGACATTGCAATTGACTTCAAAGACGAAGATGACATGTCTTCAAATAGTGCCACACACGCTGCAACACAACAATCAGTTAAGGCCTATGTTGATGCACAAATCTTAACAAAAGATAATACAGACGAAATTGCAGAAGGTTCAACTAACCTTTACTTTACAGATGCAAGAGCAGAAGCAGTATCAATTAACAATGTTGTAGAAGATACATCTCCACAACTTGGTGCTAACTTAGACGGTCAATCATTTGATATTACCACAACAGGTAAGGTTTTATACTCGAATGTATACTCTACAGAAGGTGACCTACCTAGTGCAAGTACATACCATGGTATGTTTGCTCATGTTCACGGAACTGGAGCAGGTTACTTTGCTCATTCTGGTGCATGGAAAAAATTACTAGATGAATCAAGTTCAACAACTGCCAACTTAACAGAAAATACAAACCTTTACTATACAGACGAAAGAGTTGACGATAGAGTTAGTTCTCTATTAGTTGCAGGAACAAATATATCCACAACTTATGACGATGCAGCGGGAACTTTAACAATTGCATCTTCAGGTAAAACAGAAGAAGAAATAGAAGATATCGTAAATGGTTTAGTAGTTGGTGGTACAAATATCACTTCTACATATGACGATACAGCGGGTACATTAACACTTTCAAACGATTATGGTGATGCACAAGTTCAAACATTCCTAGGTGGTGGTTCTTTATCAGGTCATATCATACCAAATGCTGATGTCACATACGACTTAGGTTCTTCTTCAAAACAATGGAGAGATATCTATGTTGGACCTGGGTCTTTATATGTTAACGGACAACAAGTAGTATCTGATAATTCAGGTACAATTACTGTTTCTGCTGATGCAAACCAAAATGTATCAGTTCAAACAAGTGGTTCAGGTGATGTAGAACTTAATCCTACTGGAACTGGTGCAATTCAATTAAAAGGTGGAGTACAAATTACTGCAGGTAAGAATGTATCATCATCAGACGGAAATGCAATTGCATTCTCAAACTCAATTGATGTAGATGCAATCGAATCCAGAAGCACAGATACTAACCTAACATTGAGTGCAAACGGAACAGGTGTTGTTGCAGTTAGTGACTCACTAACAATTTCAGGTGACCTAACAGTATCAGGAACAACTACTACAGTTAACTCAGAAACAATCAACCTTGCAGATAATATTATTGCATTGAACTCAGACTTCACTTCAGGTTCACCAACACAAGATTCAGGAATCAGTATCACTAGAGGTGGTTCTGCATCTAAAACTCTTGTTTGGGACGAAACAAATGACAAATGGACAGTAGGTTCAGAAACATTTGTAGCTTCAACATTCGAAGGTAACCTAACAGGTAATGTCACAGGAACAGTTTCAGGAAATGCTGGTTCAGCAACAGTCTTAGAGACTGCAAGAACAATTAGTTTAACTGGAGACCTTTCAGGTTCTGCTTCATTCAATGGTTCTGCAAATATTTCAATCTCAGCAACAATTGCAGATGATTCACATAATCATACAATTGCAAATGTCGATGGATTACAGACCGCATTGAATACTAAATACGAGAGTGGTTCAAATGTATCATTAGGTACAGTAGCATCAGGTGCAATAACAATAACGAATGCCACAAATAGTGGTGGAACAGCAAGAAATATATATCAGTCAACTTCAACTCCTTCAAGTGGAGATGGTGCAGTTGGCGACTTATGGATTTACTACTCTTAATTGAGTAAGGTGAAATAAATGGTAACAGGTAATCAGAAGGTTAAAACCCCAGCTGGATGGAATTCAACCAGAGGGGCATGGGTAAAAACAGGTTCGACAACTTGGAAAGATGTTGACCAGATTTATGTAAAAACTCCATCAGGTTGGAATAATGCATCAGGTCAGGCAATAGTTCAAGCACCTTATCCTTATATTGCAAATGGTCAACAACCATATATTGCAAATGCACAACAACCTTATCCTTATATTGCAAATAATCAGACCCCATATATTGCGAATGCACAACAACCTTATCCGTATATTGCTAATGGTGGTCAACCTTATATTGCGAATGCACAACAACCTTATCCTTATATAGCAAACAGTCAGACTCCTTACATAGCGAATAGTCAAACACCGTTTACATATCAGAATAGAAGTCCTTTTACATACAGAAATCCTGTAAATAGTCAGACACCGTTTACATACAGTAATAGAAGTCCTTTTACATACAGAAATCCTGTAAATGGTCAACAACCGTTTACATACAGTAATAGAAGTCCTTTTACATATAGAAATCCTGTAAATGGTCAACAACCGTTTACATATCAGGCAAGAAGTCCATTCACTTACAGAAATCCTGTAGGTTATCGTGTACCATACATTGCAAACGGAAGAAGTCCATTTACATACAGAAACCCATTCACATATAGGGTTCCTTATATTGCGAATGCAAGAAATCCATTTACATACAGAAACCCATTCACATATAGGGTTCCTTATATTGCGAATGCAAGACAACCGTATATTGCGAATGCTAGACAACCTTATATAGCAAATGGTCAACAACCATTCTCAGGTAATGCTCAGAATCCGTTTACATATCCATTCTTGTATCAGGCACCATATCCATTCTATCAACCATTCGGAGGCGGAGGTGGCTTCAATAGTTATATGCCACTCTTCGACCAGAGATAATGAATATGAATATATTAAGAGGAGTTAAATAACATGGCAATTGGATTCTATTTTGCACCTGCAATAGGAAATGCAAGGCAGCCTTTTATAGCGAGTGGTCGAAATCCATTTACTTACAATGCGAGAACACCTTTCACTTATAATGCAAGAACACCTTTCACTTATAATGCCAGGTATCCTGCGAATGCTCAGTCACCTAGTAATGCTAGACAACCGTTTACCTATAATGCTAGGTATCCTGCGAATGCTCAGTCACCTAGTAATGCTCAGCAACCGTTTACTTACAATGCAAGGTATCCTGCTGGATATAGAAACCCTGTTTCTGCACAACAACCATACATTGCGAATGCAAGGCAACCTTTTACATATAGAAATCCTGTAAATGGTCAACAACCATACATTGCGAATGCAAGAAGTCCATTTACATATAGAAATCCTGTAAATGGCCAACAACCTTACATTGCCAATGCTAGACAACCTGCGACTTATCGAAACCCTGTTTCTGCACAACAACCTTACATTGCCAATGCTAGACAACCTGGAACATATCAGAATAGACAACCTGGAACATATGCAAGACAAGGACAAACTCCTTTCACATATTCTAATCAGAATCCTACTACATATTCAAGACAAGGTCAGACTCCGTTCACTTATCAGAATAGACAACCTGGAACATATGCAAGACAAGGTCAGACTCCGTTCACTTATCAGAACAGAAGTCCATTCACATATGCTACACAAGGTAGAACACCAGTTGCTCGTTGGGATGGTAGTTTAGCACAAACTTGGCCAGCATCTCCAGTATCTTCATAAAATAACACCTAAATATCTGTATTAATCAAACTAATACAGATATTCTATGGCAAAAAATCCCGATTTTATAGACATTAAAACAGTTGAAGATGTAGACTCAATTGTACCTATTGACTTCAATGGTATTGAAAGTGCTTTTGCAATAAGAGACAAAAATCCACACTATCATTTAGGGAGTCTTAATGTAAATAGGGTTATGAAAGAACATAATCCTTGTTATCTAATTCTGAAGAAAATCTTTGAAGAAGGTAAAGTTCCTCCTCTAAAGTTATTCACATATGGTGATGTGATGCAAGATAGAAGAGATAACAACATGGTGACAATGCATGGTCTAAAACACCACTCTCTTACATATAATCAATTCTTACCTCATGGTTATACTTGTTCTCCTACACCACAACAGTTTCCAATGGGAATGAATACGAATGTGGTAAGAACTGAAGAAGACCCAAACGGAGAAAGATATATACAATCTCACGGAGTAGGTGTTGATGAAGATGACAAAACAAATATAAATCTAAAGAATATGTGGGATAGTTCCTACTATCACGCCGCAAAAGCACATTGGTTAACTCAAAGTATAATAGAAGAGGGATTATGGGCACCGATTCAAGGAGTTATTCTAAAAGATACAACATATGGAGATGAGAAATTTAAGTTCTTTGTTCATCCAGGTTCAGTTCGTTCAGGTGTTATTGAAGAGATGCAAGACCCTAGTATGTTATGTCATTTCTTTGACCCACATAATAAAGTTCCTGAGATAGAACCTGCAACAGTTGATGAGTTTTTAGATTATTGGAAAGACCTACTTAAAAAAAGAGGAATCATACAAGATAATCTATCCTTTATTATAACAGGTGGAGTTATAGAAGTCAATAGTGAGTTTGCAAATGTGGGTGATTTCAGACCTAAAGTATATGAGTTTAATAAGAAGGTACATAAACTTGCAAAACAAAAACCATTTAATATATACATTGGTTATGATTCTACACATAATGGAATAGAAGATTTAACAAAGTTCTCAATAGAAGAGAGTATTCGTTCAACATACTCACAAGGTGATACTACAAATCAATTCATGCCTGAAATAAAGTATCTTGACTATTCAAAGATACCAGAGTATAATAGGGAGTATAAAAATCAATCTACTGCGTTTACATACAGTAGATTCTTAATACCTTACTTAGAGAATTATGAAGGTTTTAGTATGTTTATTGATGACGATATTCTTTTTGAACAGTCACTATTACCAATGTTATACTATTTGAATCCTGATAATGCTGTTGCATGTATTCAATACCCACAATATGCACATGATTCTGTTAAGTTTAATGGTGAAATAAACATAGACTATCCATGTAAATTATGGTCTTCATTAATGATATTTAACAATGGTCATGAAGATTGTAAGAAACTAACACCAGAGGTTGTTAATACATGGACAGGTGCTCAGTTGCATCAGTTTGAATGGACAGATAAATTGAGTAAGATACCTGAACATTACATCTTTACTGAAGGATATGATAATCCTGAAACCAAATGGGGTTGTTCTGGTTATCATTATACAAGAGGTGGTCCTTGGATAGATAACATGGACACATCTAATATTAAACGACTATCTCATTACGATAAAATTAAGACTCGTAGAGACAACCTAAATAATTTGAAGAGAGGATAAATTATGAATCAACAAATGAACGCATTGGTATTTTGTGAAAACAAGAACCTTTATATAAGAAAACCAAACGGACTTGAATACACATTCGAGAATGTCGACAAACCTGCATTAGGTTTTGAATTTGATGTTGTCGTCTATGATGACATTGAAGTAAAAATTATGGAATGGATTCCTGGAAAGAGATTCGAAGACCATGAACACATTGCTTTAAATGATACAGAGAAAGAAATGTGTGAACAATACATTTCTAATTCTGAAGCACCAGAAGATATCAATCTACAAACACAATATGCTGAAAAACTTAATTTTGTTATCAGAGAACAACAAGAAGAAGTAGCTCAAGTATATGGATTCCGTGATTTGCAAATGGTTCTAATTGCCGGCAGAGAAGGGTCAAATCATCCAGCAAGAGGAAATGCTAGAAGAGTTTTAGAGTATATTGATAATACTCACAATGTTTACTTTCAAGTTCGTGATGAAATCTTTAGCACTAAAGAAGAACTACTTAAAGACTTTGAACATTATCGAAGACAAATACCAGCAGCTCAAATGGCAACAGGACATGTGGATTTAGGACAATCTTAAATGCAAGTTGTTCACATTGATAAACCATTTCATATACAGGACATGCCTTTAGAGCATATCTATGTCTTAGATGATTGGTTATCAATTGAACTTCAACACCACTTTGATAGACTCATAACAACAAGTAGTTGGTGGTCTAAGACAAACCAAGTGTCTAGTAATAGTCCTACAGGTCTTGCACACCATTCTTTTTGGGGTGCATCTTTCTTTAGAGATAATTATGCATTAGAACAAGATATGAAACCAATAGATACATTCTTTGTAAAGTATCTTATAGAAAGATTAGAAACGGAGTTTGGTTTTAAATATACTCGTTTTCAATATGCAGGTCTTAATTCGCAATCACAAGGTTGTCCAGGAACGATACATCAAGATTGTCCAAACGATGATGCATGGAATTTATCATTTCTATATTACCCAAATACATTTTGGAATCCTAATTGGGGTGGTACATTAAGAATGTTTGATGAACCACATCAAGGTTTAGACGGAAGACAAGAACATATTAATAATCACCAGGTAGCCGAAGTTGAGTTTGTTCCTAATCGACTTGTTATATTTGATGGAAGAATACCACATGGTGCCGATGCACCAAATGAATCAGCGAGATATATGGACAGAAAATCTTTGGTGGTAAGAGGAGACGAGATTGAACTGGTCAAAGACCAAAACACTAGATATCTAAAATATAATAATACACAATTCCCTAAGGTACCACTTTTATAATGCCAACGATTGAATTCACATCATACAACCCCAATACTCTTAAATATAGTAAACCTATTCTTGCATCTAAAGTTCAACCTGAATGGTGGAAAAAGATGAGAATTAATGAGATAGTCAGAGGTGATAAACAACAGACTATCAGAGCATGTCCTGCTATGCAGGATTGGTTGACTATGGGGTATTATCTAGTTGCAGAAACAGATATCGTAGTTCAAGTAGGTCAAGATTTAAATTCTGATGGTGGAACTCAAACATCTGCTTGGTCTTATGAACAAAAGAAAATAGGTTCATCAAGTCATCCAGATACACAATTTGGTAATGCTATGGAACCAGAGAAAAGGGCTGGACTTCCAGTAAAAGATGCATTTAAATTTAGAAATCCTTGGAATATAAAAACACCTGATGGTTATTCTACACTTTACTTAGACCCATTCTTACACCAGAATCAACACTTTAGTGTTTGGCCAGGTATAATTGATACTGATAAGTTTAATCTAAACATGGACAATGCACAAATTATATTTTATCCTAAAGTTGACCATTCATTTATTATTAAGAAAGGAACACCAATTGTTCAAATAATTCCATTTAGAAGAGAGGAATGGTCTTCATCGGCACAGATTAAAGAACCACAATCTTTCATAGATAATCTTTCAGATATCACATCTCCATATAAAGAAGAGTCAGGTTCAAAGTTTTCACACTCTTTACACTTAGAATATAGAGACTTGAAAGAAGATAGGAATAAAAAGAAAAAACAACTTCAAGATGTTAGAAATGATGGTTCAATTACATCGAAATCAGCTCAAGCAGCCATAAATGAATCGAATCTATTAGAAGATGGTGGTTTAGGACCTTATAGAAAACTAGGTATGCATGTTTCTAAAAGCAAACTATTTGGTAATGCAGAAAACAAATTAGAAATACCGCCTGAATGCCCTATGCATGTCAGTGAAGAATCAAACGAAATACAACTAGAGATGGACTTTGGAGACAAAGATGCCAGTTAAGTTTATTGCCCCACAAATGGTCTTTATAAGAGATTTATTAGACCCACAATATAATGCACTTGACGATAATTATATGACTCTACTTAAAAGAACAGTGGATGAAATGAGGTCAAACGACCCTAAAGGTAGAAAGATATCAAATGCAGATACAGGTTGGCAATCAAATGATGGTTGTGATACCAATCCAGCATTTATGAAATTGATGTCATGTATAAAAGACACTCTCTATGAAGAGGTTTGGCCTTTTTGGGGTTTAGAAAGACATAAAGGCCATGTAGTCGATATGCATAACTCATGGGCAAATATCAATGATAAGGGTGCTTGGAACAAACCACACAAACATAATGGTTGTTGGATGTCAGGTGCTTTTTACATAGATGCACAAGGTGATGAAGGTGATTTTGTTGCTATGTCAGATACATCAAGAGTTATGGGTGATTTTCCTAATTCTCCTAGATTCAGTGACAACGAACACTTTCAACCTAAGACAGGAATGTTGTATATCTTTCCTAGTGGTTTAACTCACATGGTCGAACCAAACACTACAGACAGAGATAGATATAGTATATCATTTAATATGGGTTATAAATTCAAAGGTGATAATAAAATAGAAGATGTTGAAGGATTTCGTTGGGATGAAACTCTATTTGATATAACTTTAGATGGAAAACTTCTTCAAGTTTCGACTGTAGAAGAATAATATTCCATAAATAAGTGTATGGAATTAATAATCGACGCACATGTAATTTGGAATATACTCATAACGGTAGTATTAGCACCGTTAGGGTTTCTTGTAAGGTCAGTTCTTTCAGAACAGAAACGACTTGATATACTAGTCAACAAAACAAGAGAAGAAGTGGCAAGAGATTATGTAACCAGGCAAGAGATTGAACAAGATATGGAAAGACTTGCTAGACAACTTCAAAGAATTGATGAGAAGATAGACAGACTTCAGAGTAAAACCTATTTCCAAGAATAGTATCTGTATAAATAGTAATAGACCTTAAAATGGAATATTACTATGGCAAAACCAAATAGCAAAGCAACCTTCAAAGAATACATAAAAAGAAGACTCGGTGCGCCTGTTTTAGAAATCAATGTCGATGACGACCAGTTTGATGATAGAATAGATGAAGCGATGCAATACTTTCAGGAGTATCATTACGATGGTTCTATCAAAACATATCTGAAACACCAACTTACATCTTCTAATCTAACTCAGATGAAGACTAATACGAGTATAACATCGAATCCAGCAGGAACACACGACTACTCAAACACCGCATTTAAAGAACAACAGAATTATATCGTTCTTCCAGAGTTTGTTCTTGCCGTAATGAACATATTTCCATTCAATGATAAACACAATATGAATATGTTTGACCTTAGATATCAAATGAGACTTAATGATATCTATGATTTAACATCAACAAACATTCTAAACTATTCAATGGTTCAACAACATATCAGTATGTTAGATGATTTACTGGTTGGACAAACACCAATAAGATATAATACACATCAAAACAGACTATACTTAGATATGGACACTTCAAATATAAGTGCAGATGAGTTCATCATCGTAGAATGTTATAGAAAAATAGACCCTACAGACATGACTGATATCTATAATGATATGTGGTTGAAAAAATATGCAACTGCATTAGTCAAGTATCAATGGGGAGAAAACTTATCTAAGTTCTCAGGTGTTGCATTACCAGGTGGTGTGACATTAGATGCAACTCAGATGAAGACTGAAGCACAAGAAGAGATTACACGATTAGAAGAAGAGTCAAGGTTGAATTTTGATATGATGCCAATTGACTTAATGGGATAATATTATGCCAACAAATGTATTTTTTAACCATGCAGTTAATACTGAACAACATCTATATGAGGATTTAGTTGTTGAGTCACTTAGATTCTATGGTCATGAAACATACTATCTGCCTAGAGAAATAGTCGAAGAAGATACTATTCTAGGAGAAGATGTACAATCATCTTTTGGTGATGCATATTCTGTAGAAATGTATTTAGATAATGTTGAAGGTTTTGAAGGAGAAGATTTGTTCTCCAAGTTTGGTATTCAAACACAAGAAGAATGTACATTTACTCTTGCCCTTCGTACATGGGAAAGATTTATCTCATTAGATTCAAATTTAGTCACATCACTTAGACCCAATGAAGGAGATTTAGTATACTTTCCTATGTCAGGTTCTATGTTTGAAATCAGATATGTTGAAGACCAAAATCCTTTCTATCAGATAGGTAAACTATTTGTCTTTAAACTCAAATGCACATTGTTCGACTACTCAGGAGAAGACTTCGATACAAATATTGATGCAATTGATATTGTTGAAGACCAACAAGCATATACAATTCAATTAACACTAGATTCAAGTGGTTCAGGTGATTACGCTGCGAATGAAGCAATTCAGATTGGAAGTACAACGATTGGAGAGGTCACCTCTTGGAAAGCATCTACACATCTACTTACAGTTAAAGATGTCACCACAACGATTCAGGTTGGTGATACGATAACTGGTGTAGTTAACAATGCATCTTATACAGTTGCAAGTATTAGAGATATTCTAACTATGAATGATGGTACTGGTGCTGATAACGCAGACATTGAAACCAAGGCAGATGGATACTTAGACTTCTCAGAAACAAACCCATTCGGTGAGGTCACATAATGTTTGGTACCTATTTTTATAATGAAACAATCAAAAGAAGTGTGTCTATTTTTGGAACACTGTTCAATAACATAACACTTAAAAAAATTAAAGCAGACGGAACTGTTGTAGGTCAACAAATTGTTCCTATATCATATGGTCCTAAACAGAAGTGGTTAGAAAGAATCACTGTAGACCCAAAAGAAAGAGATGGCAATATTACAGGTATGACATTTCCTAGAATGGCGTTCGAATTATCTGGTATAGAATATGATGCATCAAGACAACAAAACAAATTAATCAGAAGTCAGAAAAGTACCTTAGAATCAGATGGTGTTAAAAGAGGATTTCAATATAATCCTGCACCATATACATTAAGTTTTAAACTCAGTATCATGACCAAGAACATGAACGATGCACTACAAATAGTAGAACAAATCATACCTTATTTTCAACCAGAGTATACAGTCACAATGAAAATGATTGACTCTATGACTGATTACAGAGATGTACCAATCACACTTAAAACGGTTGCATTTGAAGATAACTATGAGAGTGGATTTGAAGAAAGAAGATTCATTGAGTATTCATTAGACTTTGATATGAAACTATACTTTTTCGGACCTGTTTATACTGGTAAGATTATTAAGAATGTTATTGAAAGAGATTACATTAATGATGATAAAGGATTTACATCGACATCTATCAATAGTTCTGGTCTTGTTAAAGAAGTCAAACACTATGAACCTGCTTTTGACGAGATTGCAAATGCAGTATCTAATTCAACCACAGTCACCTTTGCAAGTGCCATAAATAGTAAGATAGGTGTAAACGATGAAGTATTTGGTACAAACTTAACAACGAATCCTACTATATCATCGATTGCAAGTAATAAATTATCAATAGTATTGAACAATGCAATTACTATTGATGCAAACACGAAGTTGTTATTCGTTGGTTCAGTAGACCCAGGTGATACATTCGTAGTTGCAGAAACAGTGAATTTTTATGATGACGGAGGTTCTACTACATATTCAGAAGACCTCACAAGTGATGCTTAATTATGCCAAAAGATATAGATAAAAAATTAGATGATGTCTTAGACATTCAATCTTCAATCAAAAAAGAAACCACTGCAGTTGTAATTCCTAGAGAAAGGTCTCAAAATATTGAGACTGATTACAAATATACCAGAGAAAACTTATATGGTCTTGTCGAAAGAGGGCAAGATGCAATCGAAGGAATCTTAGATGTTTGTAAAGAGACTGAGAATCCTCGTGCATATGAGGTTGCAGGTCAATTAATTAAAACAGTAGGTGAGACTGCAGAGAAACTCATCGATGTTCAACAGAAACTAAAAAAACTTGAAGATGAGAACGAGAAAGTGAATACTCAACACAATCATTTGTATGTTGGGTCAACTGCAGAATTGCAGAAGTTCTTAAAGAAAAACAAATAGATTATGAATCGAATGCCAAAAGAGGTGCAGTTCTTTAAAACTGCATATTGCTTTACCGACTCCCAAAGAAATACATCATATGAGAGTTGGATATCAGATAATGTCAAAGATAAAACAGTCATAGATTTGGGTGCTGGTTCAGGCATACTATGCTATCTTGCCGTAAAATATGGTGCAAAGAAAGTATACGCCTTAGAGAGACGACCTGAACTGATTGATAGAATGAAAGAGATATTAGGAGATACAGTAGAGTATATTCATGGTGATTTACTAGAAACAGAATTACCAGAATGTGATATCTATTTGCATGAATGGTTGACATCAGAACTCTGGTCTGAAAAGAGATTTCTTAAAAACTTTTATGAAGAAGGAGATAGAGAGTTAGAAATCGGACACATACTAGATTTAGTGGCGTATGCATCAAAACATAACTTTATAGATAAACTATATCCAAATAAAGTACAACTATCAGATATCAGAGGAGAATCAATTCAAGCATCAGAAGATATAGGTTATGATAAACATTTAAAATATTCTAAACAGTTCTTGCAAGATTACTATCCTGACATAAAAGAAAATTGGGTATATAAAAATAATATTCATTATAAAAAGGTACTATGGGAAGGAGACTTAGAATTTTTAAAATACTATAAGTCAATTGAAACATGGAATTATTTGGGTTGGATTTTTACATTTGATGGTAAATATGAATTATCAAATCATCTACCTGTATCTCATTGGGGTTTAAAACATGGTGCAACCTAAAAACGAAGGTTACTTAGGTAACACTTTAGTCAAAAGGTCAGGTATTGAAACCAAGTATACCGACCAGGAAATGCAAGAGTATGTGAAATGTTCACAAGACCCTTGTCATTTTATTGAGAACTATACACAAATTATTTCACTAGATGAGGGTATGGTACCCTTTAAACTTCGTGGGTACCAAGGTAAATTAATAAAACACTATGATGAAAATCGTTTTAATATCGTTCTTGCATCTCGTCAGAGTGGTAAATCAATCACTTCTTGTGCGTATCTATTATGGTTTTTACTCTTTAATCCAGAAGTGACTGTTGCTGTTTTGGCAAACAAAGGTGCAATTGCAAGAGAAATGATTGCAAGAATGGTTACCATGTTGGAAAGTGTTCCCTTTTTCCTACAACCTGGAGTAAAAATACTTAACAAAGGGTCCATAGAATTTGCAAATGATTCAAAAGTTGTTGCAGCGGCAACTTCATCCTCCAGTATTCGTGGTTTGTCTATTAACCTCTTGTATCTTGACGAGTTTGCCTTCGTTGAAGATGCAGAAACATTTTATACTGCAACATATCCTGTTGTCACATCTGGTAAAGATTCAAAGGTTATCATTACTTCTACTGCAAATGGTGTGGGTAATATGTTCTATAAGATATATGAGAGTGCAGTTCATAACCAATCAGAGTATAAATCCTTTCTTATTAACTGGTTTGATGTACCAGGAAGAGATGACGAGTGGAAGAAAGAGACGATTGCAAATACATCAGAGGCACAGTTTGAACAAGAGTATGGTAATAGTTTCTTAGGAACAGGTAATACTCTTATAAATTCTAATACATTATTAGGTTTAATGGCAAAGGAACCAGATTGGAATAAAGACGGTGTTAAAGTATATGAGAAACCTAAAGAAGGACACACATATATCACCACTGTTGATGTATCTAAAGGTCGTGGAATAGACTATTCTACATTTACTATTATGGATATATCAGTGAAACCATTCAGACAGGTTTGTACCTATAGAGATAATATGATATCTCCTATGTTATTTCCAGACCTAATTGCAAAATATAGTACACCATATAATGAAGCATTAGTAATTATTGAGAACAATGCAGAGGGTGGAATGGTTGCAACACAACTACATTATGACATAGAATATTCAAATGTCTTTGTTCAAGGTATGAGTAAAGCAGAAGATATCGGTGTGACAATGACTAAAAGAATTAAAAGAATAGGTTGTTCTACTCTAAAAGAGTTATTAGAAGAGAATAGAATGACCATATGTGATAGAGAAGGTATCACCGAACTCATGACTTTTATAAGTAAAGGTAGTAGTTTTGAGGCAGATAGAGGGTTTCATGATGATATGGTTATGAATCTAGTTTTATTCTCGTGGTTTGTGACAACAGAACACTTCTACCACTTAACTGATAGACAAGTTAAAGAACTATTATACGCAGAACAACAAAAACAAATAGAAGACGATATATTACCAGCAGGTGTATTCGATACAGGACAGAACAATACTGAATCCTTTGTCGATGCTGATGGAGATAGATGGTTTTTAGATTAACTAAATACATGTATAGAATGTAAAAGGAAGCATTCATTGGGTTATTTAAACTTATAAATAATCTAGTAAACAACTTTTTACATTAACAGGAGAAAAGTATGGCATTTCAAGTATCACCAGGAGTTCAAGTCTCAGAGATAGACTTAACAAATGTTGTGCCTGCAGTTTCAAGCACTACTGGTGCTTTTGCAGGTCAATTTAAATGGGGACCTGTTGATGAAGTAAAAACAGTTTCAGATAGTAAGGGTTTGATAGATGAGTTTTCGTCACCTGCAAATACCGATGCTGGAGCTGAAGACTTTTATTCAGCAGAAGCATTCTTGAAGTATGGTTCATCACTAAGAGTAGTTAGAATTAACACAACATCTTTAGCATCAGCAAATGCTTTAGGTGGTGCATCTCAACTACTAAAGAATGATGGCGAGTACGAAAGCACCTATAAAGGTGGAACTCAGTCCGGCACAGTCGGAAATTGGGTAGCGAGATATGCAGGTTCTTTAGGAAACTCAGTCAAAGTTTCCGTATGTGCGTCAGCGAACGCATATTATAACGACTCAGTTACCACTGTAGGTGGAACAGAAGCAGTCGGACAAACTATAATTTCAGTTGCCGATTCAACAGTATTCAACATAAGAGACCAGGTTCAGTTCCAAGGTGATAATAACTTCTACAGAGTTATATCAAAACCAGACGGAACATCTATAACTATTGTTGCATTGAATCAACCAGCTGGCACAGGTTTATTAGTAGCTCAATCAAGTGGTTCTAATATCGATAGATATTGGGAATTCCATAACTTGTTTGATTCTGCACCAGGTATTTCAGCAGGTCAAACAGCGGTTTCAGGAACTGCAGATGAAATGCACATCGTTGTCATAGACGAAGATGGAGAAATATCAGGAACACCTAATGCAGTCTTAGAGACTCACGGATATGTTTCTTGTGCTTCAGACGCTAAAGACTCAACAGGAAGAAGTAATTACTACAAGAATGTAATTGCAAGAGATTCCGAATGGGTATGGTGGTCAGGTCATGAATCAACAATCATTAATGGTTCTACAATAGATAGAACTCATGCACAATCAGTTGCATCGGCATTCCTAAGACCAGCATTACCAGTGAACTATTCACTAGCTGCAGGTGTAGACGGAAGAAGTCCTACTGCAGGTCAAAAGTATGGTGCATGGGATACACATTTCTCAGATGCAGATACAATGGACATTTCATTCCTAATATGTGGTTCAACAAGAACTGATAACGGAAGTGGTGTCGACCAAGATACAGTTGCAGACCATAATACAATAGTGAATCAAGGTATATTACTTGCAACAACAAGAAAAGATTGCATGTTCATATGTTCACCAAGAAAAACATCAATCGTTGATGTTTCTTCAGAATCAACACAAGTAGCAAATGTTAAAGCAGACTTTTCAAATGTCACATCTTCATCATATGCAGTGTTAGATTCAGGTTGGGTATATTCTTACGATAGATTCAATGACAAGTATTGTTGGGTTCCAGGTAACGGACACACTGCAGGTATCATGGCAAGGTCAGACTTGTTAAGAGACCCATGGTTCTCACCTGCTGGATTCAGTAGAGGTCAATATCTAGGTATCACTAAACTTGCTTTCAATCCGAAACAAGGAAGTAGAGATGACTTATATCGTGCAAGAATTAATCCAATAGTCACATTCCCTGGACAAGGTACTGTACTATTTGGTGATAAAACAGCATTAACAACACCTTCTGCATTCGATAGAATTAATGTCAGAAGATTATTCATCGTATTAGAGAAAGCAATAGCAGCTGCTGCTCAAGCACAACTGTTTGAATTCAACGATGCATTCACAAGAGCACAATTTAGAAGTGCTGTTGAACCTTTCCTAAGAGATGTTAAAAACAGAAGAGGACTTGTAGACTTCTCAGTTATTTGTGATGAAACAAATAATACAGATACAGTGATTGATAGAAACGAATTCGTTTGTTCAATCTTTGTAAAACCTGCTCGTTCTATTAACTTTATTACATTGAACTTTGTTGCTGCGAGAAGTGGTGTAGAGTTTAGTGAAATCTATTCAGCAGTTTAAGGAGAGTAAAGAATGGCAACAATAGACCAATTTAAAGCAAACTTAATCGGAGGTGGTCCAAGAGCTAACCGATTCAAAGTCTTTATCCCTAGAACAGGAAACAAAATAGAGTTTCTATGTAAAGCTGCTGCGATACCAGGTTCATCATTCGGTGATATAACAATCAAACACATGGGTAATACATTAAAATTACCAGGTGACAGAGCATTCGAAGACTGGACTGTATCAATAATCAATGATGTTAACTTTGAAGTCAGAACAGGTTTAGAAGCTCATATGAATGAGATTGCAGGAACAGCTGATTCAAGAGGTTCAACTACTTTGGACTATCTGGTAGATAGAGCATTTGTAGAACAATTAGATAAAGCAGACGGAGTTCTAGCAAGATATGAATTTTTTAACATGTATCCTAAGTCAATAGCACCTATCACATTAGATTACGATGCAGGTGGAGATTCAGTAGAGACTTTTGATGCAGTATTCGCTTTTTCCCATTGGGAAAGAGTAGTCTAATAAGTGAAATTAACACCTAAAAAGGTGTTATAAATAATAGTATGGAATTATTCGGGTTTGAAATCACTCGTAAACGAGACGAGTTAAGAGCGACAGAGGTTGACAAGAAGGCAATCTCTTTCGTACCGCCAGTCGATGACGATGGCACACCAGTTATACAATCACAACCAGGTGGTTTTATTACAGGTGGTGCTTATGGGTCATACATCGACATGGAAGGTGGTATCAAAAATGAGGCAGAACTCATTAGAAGATACCGTGAAATCTCTTTAATACCTGAGTGTGACTCAGCAATTGAAGATATAGTAAATGAGTGTATTACTTCTGATACTTCGGATAGGATAGTATCACTCGACCTCAGAGATGCAAAACTCTCTGATAGCATCAAGAACAAGGTGCAAGACGAGTTTTATCACATCCTAAACATAATGAGATTCAATCAGAATTCTCATGAATTATTCAGAAAATGGTACATCGATGGTAGAGTCTACTTTCATAAAGTAGTGGACTCAAAAAGACCTAAAGCAGGTATCATCGACATCAGAAATATTGACCCAATAAAGATTAAGAAAGTTCGTAATATTGAGAAAGACAGAGACAATAAAACGAATGTTGAAAAGATTACAAAGATGGAAGAGTTCTATCTTTTCAACGACAGAGGTTTTGACAAGAGTGGTTCTGGAGAAGGAAACACCGTCAAGATTGCACCAGAGGCAGTATGTTATACTACTTCAGGTCTACTAGACTACACTAAAAATGTTGTAGTTGGGTATCTACATAAGGCAATGAAGACTGCAAATCAGTTGTCAATGATAGAAGATGCACTTGTTATCTATAGGATATCAAGAGCACCAGAAAGAAGAATCTTCTACATCGATGTTGGTAACTTGCCAAAGGCAAAAGCAGAACAGTATTTGTCAGATGTAATGAACAAGTATAGAAATAAACTTGTTTATAATGCTCAGACAGGTGAAATCAAAGACGATAGAAAACACATGTCAATGATGGAAGACTTTTGGTTACCAAGAAGAGAAGGTGGTAGAGGAACAGAAATATCTACACTTCCAGGTGGTCAGAACTTAGATGACATTGCAGATATAGAATACTTTAAAAAGAAACTATATCGTGCATTGAATGTACCTATCTCTCGTATGGAATCAGATAATGGTTTCAACATGGGTAAATCATCGGAGATTACGAGAGACGAATTGAAGTTTAATAAGTTTACTAATAGACTTCAAAAGAAATTTGCAAGAGTATTCAACGATATGTTGAGAACTCAATTGATTTTGAAAGAGATTGTAAGTGCAGAAGAGTTTGATAAGGTTAAAGATTTTATTCAATACGATTGGGCAACAGACAACCACTTTACAGAATTAAAAGATGCAGAAGTATTAAGAGAACGAATGGACACTCTAGGACAGATGAGTGAATATATCGGTAAATACTTCTCAGATGAATACATCAGAAAGTATGTGTTGCATCAAACAGAAGAAGATATAAAAATCATCGATACTCAAATCAAAAAAGAGGGTGGTGGAGATGAAAACAGTGACGAAAACGAAGATGACTTCGGAGGATTTTAATAAATGAATGATATATCAAAAGAAATAGTAGACCAGATTGAAGATGGTAAAATGGATAATGCCAAAGATTCTATCTTTAAAGGTTTACATCAAAAGGCTGCAGAGAATATCGACATGAAAAGAGTCGAATCTCAGGTAAATTGGATGGATAAGAAAGAGGACTAGTATGAAATCGTTTCAGCAAATGACCATAGAACTAAACGAGGCAAAAGTAAAGTTGCCTAGTGGTCATAAACAACTTAAAAATGAAGTAGTTAAAGCTGGAAGTAAGAAGTACGACTT